TATTTGCCAACTGTTGCATTATGTGCTACAATGGTTTACGAGCAGGTAACTGCTCAAATTTGATCCCTTACAAATTTTTATTTACAAAATCAAATGGAACAAACTAAGTTCACAAATCTCGAAGTAGAGATTATTACAGACAGACCCGAAGAGTGTATTGTCGAATGCTCATGTGACTTCTACGAGGAAGACATGATCAAAAAATACGGTGATCGCAACACTACTAATGAGATCATCAAAGAATATTCAACAGAAAAAGATGGTCGAACTGTTGAGCGATTGGTATACCCAGAACAAGCAGTAGAGGATAGTTGCCACAAACTCTACAGGCATTTAGAAAAGCACAAAACATTACCTGAGTTAAACATAATTGACAAAATGGTTTTGGATGATTGTATTTCTGGTAGCACTATGGACAGAGCAGAAGATGTTAGTCCACAGTATGGCGGTAAGGTTGCAGCAGCAGCTAGACGGATAATTGAAAAGCTAGAAAAACTAGGCGTTGAGTTTAGTTGGGCTGAGAGGTGGTATTAATGACAGATACCCAGAAACTGGAGAGGTTGGCCTTCTTGGCCGACCTTCCTTATCGTGACCACACTCCCGAAATGTGGGATGAAGAATTAGCCCTTGAATGCGAGCTACAAGACCACCCTTTATACAAATCCTATTTAGACCAATGACCAAATACGAAGTACGAGTTACACAAACTCACGTTGACTACTACCGCATTGATGCCAAAGATCAAGAACAAGCAAAGGCTTTAATGCGTCAACACATTATTGAAGGCGATACTTTTATCGAAGCAGAAAAAGTTGATACTATTTTGCGTCCTTCAGAAATTGATTATGCCGTAAAAATTGATAACAAAGGTGAGGTCACTTACCAATGAGAAAAATTAACATCACCGTCTACGTCAATGACGAGTATTCCCTTTACGACATTCTTAAAGAAGTTAGATCTGAAATAGACCGCAAGGTTTTTACAAGAGAAAACATTAGGCAACGCAAGTTTAGTGGTACATGGGAAGTTGAAAAAGATTACAAGTCACCTGCATGGCCGTATCACGGTAATTATGAAACCGTAGCTAAATGGGAATCTAACGTAGTTCCCAACAAAGAATTTATTCAATTTCAAAAGGAATCTAACTAATGACCACAAAATCGTACCCAATTACAGACAAGCAATCATGGCTAGAAAACAGATTGCTTGATGTCACCTCTACTGAGGTATCAGCATTGTTTAATCTCAACCCATACCAAACAGAGTTTGAACTGTACCACCAGAAAAAAGATAAGGTGGTAGTCAACATTGATGACAACGAACGCATGGCATGGGGTCGCAGACTTGAGGATTCTATTGCTTTAGAATTTGCAGATCGCAACAACTTTAAGGTTGAGCAATTTGATGTTTATATGCGTAATCCAAAAACAAGGATGGGCAGTTCTTTTGATTACAAAATTGTAAGTGAAGAAGAGCCTATGATTCTTGAGATAAAAAATGTGGATGCATTGGCATATCGCAAGAACTGGATTGAACATGACGAAGACAACATTGAACCACCTGAACATATTGCTTTGCAGCTACAACATCAGTTAGAAATTACTGGTTACAACGTGGGTTACATTGTTGCCTTGGTTGGTGGTAACACCATGAAGGTAGTCAAAAGTAAAAGAGATCCGGAGATTGGCAAACTTTTAACAGAAAAAGTTAAAAATTTTTGGGAGAAAATACAATCTGGTATAGAACCAAACCCTGACTACACTAAGGACGCACAATACATAATGAAAAATTTATGTAACCAAGCAGACGCAAGTTTAATTCTTAATGCTGATGAGGATATGGATAAGTTGATTGATGAATACAATTTAGTCAACAGAGAATATGCTTCACTTAGCAAAACAAGAGATGCAATCAAGGCACAAATTTTAGATATGAGCCAAAATGCATCAAAGATTATTTCCGTAAATGGAACAATCAGTTGCGGTATGTCTAAACCAAATAAAGGCAAACTGATAACACAAGACATGGTTGGCACATACCAGAATCCACGCAAAGGATACAGAATGTTCCGTTTCAATTCACCTAAAGGAGTTAGCTAATGACACAATCCATCTCACCACTTGTAGCCATGCAAGGCACACTAGAAAAAATGGCAGACAAATTTACTGAAGCTTTGCCAAGGCAAATGGATGTAAACAAATTTATTAGCGTTGCTAAGTTAACGCTAAATAAAAATCCAAAGCTATTACAAGCAGACAAAACTAGTTTGATGCAGACTTTTATGAAAGCTGCACAAGATGGTTTGTATCTGGATGGCAAAGAAGCAGCAGCAGTTCAGTATGGGCAATCAGTTCAGTACATTCCTATGGTCGAAGGAATAATTAAAGTCTTGCACAATAGCGGATTAATAAAAACTTTATGTGCGGAAGTTGTTTATGAAAATGATTTGTTTGATTATGAATTAGGCACTAAACAACACATAACTCATAAGCCATTAATTACTGGTGATAGAGGTAAACCTGTATGTGTTTATGCAATTGCTGTAACAAGTAATGATGGTCAATACATAGAGATTATGAACATGGCAGAAATAGATAAATGCCGACAGGTATCTAAAGCTAGTTCATCACCACATTCGCCTTGGACTAAATGGTTTGACCAGATGGCAAAGAAAACTGTTATTCATCGTATTGCAAAACGACTACCAAAAAATGATGCAATCAGTTCTGTTGTAAGAATTGAAGAAGATAATATGGTAGACATCACACCAAATGAAACTCAATCAACAGAACCAAAAGATTCTTTGTCAAGGTTAAGAGAGTCAATTGGTATGGATGATGCAGGTGTAGAGCAAGCAAAACAAGAAGTTTTAAATAACTATCGCAAGGAGGAGTAATGCATTATTACTCCTACAACATTAGTGATTACATGAGTCATACTTTGCATTTATGGGAGATGGAAGATCTGGCATATCGTAGGTGTTTAGATAATTATTATCTGCACGAGCGACCATTGCCAGAAGATCCAGAACAAGTGGCAAAGCTTATTAGAATGCGTGAACATTTGCCTGATGTAAAACAAGTATTAAAAGAATTTTTTGTTTTAGAAAAAGGTAAAGGATGGATTAATCCACGAGCAGATGAAGAAATACAAAAATATAAACAAAAGATATTAGCATCATCTAGAGGTGGCAAAGCATCTGCTTTAGCACGGTTGAAGGGTACTTCAAGTATACCGCAACCAACCAATAAACAAGAACCAATAAACAAGAACCATAAACCAATAAACAATAAACAAGAAATATATAATATAAAAATAAAACGTCCTCGTAATGTAAGTAAGAAAACATGGGATGATTTTTTAATACACAGAAGAAATAAAAAAGCACCGTTAACAGAAACTGCGTTAAAGGGTATAAAAAATGAAGTTAAAAAAACTACGATTAGTTTGGAGGATGCTTTGATTATGTGCCAAGCAAGAGGATGGCAAAGTTTTAAAAGCGATTGGATAACAAAAGAACAAAAATCTTTTGCTACTACAAATTACGGTGATGGAGTACAAGAAATATGATTTTGAATAAATTAATAAAAGATAGACCAACGGAAGAACGTAATTGTTCTGAGCATGGTGCATATACTTCAACAAACTTTATGGGTGAGCATTGGAGCGAATGCCCATATTGCATGGGTATAAGGCGAGATAAGGAAGCAAAAGAACAAATAGAACGTGATAAACAAGCAGAGATAGAACGTGAACAACGTAGGTGGATCGCAAAAATAGGTAGTGCAGCAATACCAGAAAGATTTAAAGATAGAACATTGGAAAGTTATAAGGCAAAAACTACTGGTCAAAAAAAGGCATTAGCATTTGCAAAAGAATACGCAGAAAATTTTGATAAAGTATTACAAACAGGACGTTGTGCAATCTTTGTTGGCAAACCGGGAACTGGTAAAACCCATTTGGCAATAGGCATTGCGTTAGCAGTCATGCAACAAAAACGGTCACCATTATTTGTCACCGTCCAACGTCTTATTCGTAGAGTAAAAGATAGCTGGCATACAAAAGACGAAACTGAAAGCCAAGTAGTTGAAGTTTATGCATCACCTGATTTATTAATACTGGATGAAGTCGGAGTGCAGTTTGGGTCAGAGTTTGAAAAACAAGTATTGTTTGATGTGCTTAATACACGCTATGAAAATAGAAAACCATCAATTTTATTATCAAATATTCCACGAGAACAATTAGCAGATTACCTTGGTGAACGTGTAACCGATAGGTTGCGTGAAGACGGAGGTAAAATGATTGGTTTTGATTGGGATTCTTACAGGAAAAATTTATGACAACAACGCAAGCAAAAATTAATGCAGCTAAATCACGCATTCGTGAATTAGAGTTATTAATTAAATTATGGAGTAAAACAAATGGATGAATCTACTATCTTAAAAATTGCAAGATACAAATGCCAACTAGCAGAACTAGATAGGCAATGGTGGTTTGAAAATTTAGACAATAAATTTTATGATATAAATGTCAAACGCATAGAAGCAGAATTGACAAGGTTAGAAAATGATTGAGGTTGTTTTAGGTTGGCCACCAACAGATCTATCCCCAAACGCAAGAAAGCATTGGGCAATAGTAGCTAGAGCAAAAAAACAATACAGAAAAGATTGTTATAGTGTTTCAAAAGAACAACTAAAAAAATATAAAAAAGAAACAGAAAATATACCAGAGAGATTAGTTTTAGAAATGACATTTATACCACCAGACAGACGTAGTTATGATCGTGACAATCTTGTAGCAAGAATGAAATCAGGTATTGATGGTTTGGCAGATGCACTTAAAATAAATGATAAGCGGTTTAATACTGTGATTTCAACAATGGATCAAGATTACTTAGGTGGTTTTGTCCGTATACGCATACTACAGGAGATTCCTTATGGCAAAAAAAGTAAAGAACCTATCCGTCAAGACACGAGAATATGTGAAAGACGGAGTTAAAAAAGCAAACTGGCAAAACATAGGGGTCATTATGGAAAATGACGAAGGCAAACAATATATGCTTATTGATAGATGGGTTAATTTAGCAGGGTTACCTGACTTCGGTAACAAACCAAATCCATCAGCAGTAATGGTTACTATGTTTGATGCTGATAATAATTACCAACCGGGAAAACCAAACCCTAATACACCAACGTATAAAGGTAATGATGATTTACAAAGTTTTGAAAAAGTACCAAACGATGAAATACCTTTTTAGGTAGGCAATATAAAACCCCAGAATGACACAGACCTTAATCACTCTGGGGTAATGGCTTTAGTTTTTTGGGGATGAAGATACTAAAGCCAACTAGACCACGCTTACTTTTTCTTTGGTGGTCTACCAACTTTAGTTCCATATGTACCTTTACCTTTAGGCATAATAATCTCCATAAATGTCTTTTCAAATATGAAAGAATTTTTTTATTCTGTCAATAGATCTACGTTCTAATTTTTTATTTTTTAATCTTTCTTCTTTTCTTTCTTCTACAATTTCTTTAGCTTCTAACTCTACAACTCTGCCTAATAACCCTGCTAAGAAAACATCTTGTTTCATTTGATGCCTTACAAGATGAGTGCAATATCTTTTTATATTATCTATATCATCGCTTTTCATTATTTCTCTGCAACGCATTTCAACTGACAGTTGCAACTCTACAGGAGCAGGTTCTATTTCTATATTTAAAAAAGTTTCTTTTTCCATCAATTTAATTTAGGAAACAAATTTTGCTCCAACAGATCTACTGCTTTATCGTCCAATGTATTTGAGGTTTGCTTTACAAATGCACGACAAAGGTCAATTACCAAACGTTTACACCCTGTCGTGGAAAGGAAGCGTAATAATATAGGCTTCAGTATTTTGTACATGGTTTGTTAGTTTTTCCAAACATAGCAAACATTATTGGATCTGTCCTTCTATCCTACTGACTGCTTCAGATAACTTATTTAATCTAAAGTATATATCTCGTATGTCTCGTTCTCTGCGA